TGAAATCCTAGAAAAAATTTTTTTAAATCTAAAAGTTTTTCAAAAAGTGGATGAATTTAAAGTTTTGAGAACCACAATTTTCAACTATTTTTAAACCAAATAGTTTGTGGATAAACTGCTTTGCACATCGTTTCGCGACGAGTTAGAGAGAGTTAATAAAGATGTCTGAAAAAATTAAGTCCACTTCACCATTCCACGAAGATCATCGTACATCCAAGGTTAAAAAAAAGCATAAAAATTGGTTTAATTTTGATTTTGATGATAGTTGGTACCTGTATGCCTTAATATTTGGATGTTTTGGAATAATGGTTCTTGTCCTCGTACATCGAAAGTTGACCAAACAAAAGGGTAAATGGAGCAAGAATTTGAATACAAAAAATATTTATATGTATCGTGGTGGCCAACCGCCACCAGAAACAAAGACCGAATCAAGAGGTGAAATTGAATGTCGAAGGTATTTGGAAACCATACTTCAAGTGCCGTTCCCAAAGGCTAGACCCGACTTTTTAAGAAACCCTGTTACTGGCAATAACTTGGAACTTGATTGCTTCAACTCAACCTTAAAATTAGGAGTAGAATATAATGGTCAACAACACTACAATTATACATCATTTTTCCATCGCAATGTGGAAGCTTCAACTAACCAAAAATACAGAGATGAACTTAAAAGACGAATGTGCCAAGAAAATGGAATAAATTTGATTGAGGTTCCTTACACCATAAAGTTAAACGATATTGGGCCATTTTTACAACTAAAGCTTAAACAGTTTGGTTATATAAATTAATTTTAAGTATTTTAATGCTTATTTTAAGCATTAAAATTTGATATTTTCTAGACTTTTCGTTTAGAATCGTTTATGACCTTCATTTCCACCATAAGTTCTTCTTCTGTTATCTCAGTGTCTTCGAGGTCGATGTTATTTCCTTTGAATATGACATTTTTTGCCTTCAAATTCTCCTTTATTCTATTATACAAAGTTTTAGAGTTGGGGTGAGCCACAAAATCAAGTAAAATTTCAAGTTTGGGGAACAAGGTTTTTTGAGTCTTAATTCTGCGCTCAGTATAACCATGTTGGGCTCGAATGGTGTTCATCGTCATTTCTCTTGAGTAGGACAAATCTCTCTTGTTTGTCTTCATCTCGATCCGGCTTTGCCGGATCTCGATCATGGTCCTTCGGACCATGATCTTCAGGGAGAGGTGCTCTATCCTCGACTGCGATACCCAATTTACGCTGAACTTTCTTCACATCTTTCTTGAGTCCTTTGTTGTTATCGAGTAGTTCTTCATTCTGATCTATAAGAGTTTCATTCTGATCTTTGACTTCCTCAAGGCTGATACCAAGAGAACGCATGAAGTCTCGATCTTGTTTACGTTCAAGCCTCATTTCAGCCATCGTTTGCTCCAAGTCAGTAATTTTTCTTTGAGCCTCTCGATGGTTGAAGTAAAGCGTATACTCAACGTACAACTTAAGGAGCTCTTCAAGGTCAATATAATAATCTCTGATTATGTGGCCATTTTTAGTCTTAAGTTGCATGATTGCTCTTTTAAGGTTTTTAGGGTCCATAACAATGAATTTAGTTTTAACCACCCCACAGTTAGTCATTCCCGCAAGTTCTTGTTTGATTGTCGGATACTTATTAATTTCTTTATCCTGATATGTCAATTCATGGTATTCAATAGAATTGTTTTTGAGCATCTTCTTAAAATTTTGACGTTGTATTTTGTAGTCTCCTTCATATCCAAACCAATCAAGTACACACTTATTTAGATGGATTTTACCTTTGATAGTCATATCATCGAGTATAGTACCATAGTTTTCTTCTTCTGGTATAAACAAACCAATAAATTTATCTAAACTGATCTTCTTATTAGGGTACTCTTCAGCCTCCCAAGCTATCTCCATAACATCTTCTCGAGGTGGCACTTTAGAAACCACAATTGGCCTTTCTTTGGGCGAACGTTCTTTAATAACTCGGTTCAAGGTCAAACCTGCCATCTCATAAGATCGAGAATTATACGTAGTATTAAGGTCGCCAAAGTCCCTAATACACTCTTCTTCAATTGAAGTTCTATGATTGAATGGTATTCAACCCTACGAAGCTCTCTAATAGTAAAGTTTTCTGGACCATGTTTAGCCATAAAGAGATGCAAGACGCAGGTGGCTCTAGACGACCTTGCAGCTTGAAGATGTTGAGCAAAACGTTCTTTAATAGTCTTCGTCGTTAGACCAATATAAGTCGAACTATCGAAATTGTTCTCGATAGCATAGATATAACCAATTTTAGTAGTCATAGTAAATATTTTATTATAGTGTTATTTACCATAATAATAAAATTCATTTTTTTATATCGGTGAACTATGTGTTAATATTTTTTCTTTAGAAAGTAAATTAAATATTTTTTTCGATGATTTGGTTCAAAGCACCACCCAATTTTACTTTCAACACATTGTATTCTTCGGTTAAAACGACCCCTATCCACGGCAAATAATTCCCATGGTCCCTTTCTATCTTCATCGTCTTCAAAAATAATAATTATTGGTTTTAAGGCAAATTTTACCTTACGTGTGACAACAACACTTGTTGTTATAGTTTCAACTATGGTAGCCATGACGTGTATTTATTTAAGGTCAAAATATTCATTTTTTAATGCCCAAAGGGCATGAAAAAATTATGGTTAAAAAGGTTATATTTATTCATTATCACTCAAGTTCAAACTTTTATCCAATGTTTCGTCGTCAGTGTCATATTGTTTGGCTTTTGGTTTAGTTGCACCTTTTTGAGATTTTTTTTTCAAAAGAGGTTTAACTGGTGTTTCTGGTTCTGTTAGTTCATCGTCAGAATGGTGGAAGGCCTTTTTAACTTTTTTTGTGGCTACTGCAGCCTTTTCTTCAGCTGCTTTTTTAGCAGCCAATTTTTCAACCTTTTCTTCTCGTGGTATAAGCTCACCATCAGAATCTTCAGACATATCAGTGTCTCCACTTGTTTTCTTAGGCTTTTTAACAACCTTTACTGCTTGTACCTTTGGGGCTTCTTCGTCACTTTCAAATTCAGAGTCAATTGCCTTCTTCACTTCTTTTTTCTTAGGTACTTTGGTACCTTTAACCGCAGATTTTACACTGTCTTTGGGCTTGTGAGCGCTACAATAGGTTGCCCCACCTTTTGGTTTGGTAACACATTGTTCTCCCACTCTTTGACCACTTTGAAAAACGTGTTGACATACGTCTTTAGTCTTGGGGATTTTTTTGTTTGATTTGGGACTCTTGGTCGAATCAACATTCAATGATTGGACTTCGTCGTGTGCTACTTCTCCTTCTTTGACAGTGATGTTCATTCCAGTCAATTCATGCCACTTTGCAACGGTTTCGCTGACGTCGACTTGATAGGTCTCTTCAAGCCATACTGCCAACTCACCAATTGGTTGAGCGATAGTTTTCATAATTTCCATAATGAGTGCCATTGTATATCAACGTGTTTATTTAGGTATTTTTTTTCAAGACAAAAATTCAATTTTCTGCATTTTGCTGTAGTTTGACTGGCACTACATACGTGACATCCATTCCGAACCCTCTATCCAATTCAAATAAATTGGGTACAAAGGATGGTCCTGTTGGTCTTTAAAAATTATATTCAACAATTTCATGGCTGCAACGTCCTTAAACAAAAGCGAAAATGTTTTATTTTTTGCTTCAATTTGTTTTAGGTTGAAATTGGCCAATTTCAATATTTCTTCAACAGTTTGTTCAAAAAATATTTGTGGTTCAATTTCCTTCTTTGTTTTCAAATTTATAGAGCATTCCAAGGTTGAAAGCGAAGGGTGAGAAACGTAAAACAATCTGTCTCGAAGCATAGAAAGTAGTAGCATTTGATTTTTGTTGTTGTTTATTATGGCTGATGCAGCCTTTATTCCCATCGGAGCTAAAATTGAATAGGGTGCTTTTTTAACCCTTTCAGATCCAATAGGTCCAAAAGGATTGCTTGCTTCAAAATCTTGAGTCATTATTTGCATTTATTATATAATAAACACAAAATCACGATGTCCACCAACAATCCAAATTCAATGGATACATTCATCACTGTTTTTTACAGTAATCATTCTGGTAATTGCAAAGCATTACTTCAACAAATTAATAATTCAAATATTATGGATAAATTGAGTATAAAATTTATGAACATTGATAACAATGTTATACGAAATGTGATTACAAAAAAATTTTCGGTTGTGCCAACTATTGTGGTCCTGTCGAACGACGAAATTTCTTTATACACTGGAGACAACGCGTTTGAGTGGTTCAATATCTTTGTTCAACAACAGGTTGACCATGCTCAACAAGTCGAAAAGACTCAAAGAACAGAAGAAACAACTCATACTCAACCCAAAGAAATAATGGTTTCAAAGGAGCCTAAAAAAACAATATTGGAATTGGCCGCAGAACTTTCCAACGCTCGGGAGAAACAACAGTAAATTTTTTGGTTCTTTTTATACCTTTCAGGTATAAAAAGACTTTTATGGTTAAATTAATCACGACTCAATATATTCATCACTTCCAATTTGACCTCTGCTAATGGTCGGTTGGCATCAACAATTTTGACATTTTTTAAGGTTTTGATAGCTTCATTATATTTGTTGTTTAAAATTTCCAAGTATTCAAATTTTAATGATCTTTCTGCAGCACGATCTCGATTTAAAATTCTTTGATAAGCAATGTCCGTGTCAACCTTTAGATAGATGTACAAATCTGTGGTGAAAGCAATCTTATCATAAAAATTGCAATATAAGTTGTATTCTTCTGGTTTGATATAACCACCATCAACTAACATGTTGGTAAAAATATTTTTCGAGGACCAAGGACACCTTTCCAAAATAACTTTATCTTTGACATTTTTAAAGGAAGAATACATCTTATGAAAAGAAAATAAAACTTGAAATTGAAATGGAGCCGCATAGGCAGGCATGTCACTATAAAAACTTTGAAGAAGCGACCACTCTTCAACTGGTTCTTGGAAGCATGTAAAATCATCTTTCAACTGAGAGATGAGAGCCGACTTACCTGCTCCAATAGGTCCATCAATAGTTATTGTATATACCATGTTTATTTTATGGTTTATTTGTTCTTTAAATTCAATTTATTTATAAGTGAAAATTTATTGAATTTTTGATGGTTTAAGTTTACTCAGAGTCTTTGCTGGGGAATTATTTGAAATATAAGGCGATGGAGATGGTTTAATATCACCATTAATCATGGACATTGGCATAAAAGATTGAGTTAGGGATAAAACTTGATCCTTGAGACTTTTTTCTTTATCCAGCTCTTGTTGAAGGTGTTGAATAACCTTTTCCTGCTTCAATTCTTTAAGTTTATTGTTAAAGTTGACTTCTGCCTCATGTAAAGATTTTTCAAAATTCAATTGCATCTGGGAATATAATGGACATTTGTAGTCTTCAAGAACAAGTTTTAAATTTGGTTCTTTTTTAAGGTCGCCGATTCTTTTAAAATCAACGATAATGTCTTGGTTGTTGACATTATAAATGTGGTTGGACAGAACCGCATCTCCACCAACTTGTTTTACAATTGGAGTATGGTTTAAATTAACCATTTCTGACACGTTCAACAAATTATTTGTTTGGGATTGCAAACAACCATTATTTAATTCATACATCCAATCGAAAATATTTTCTTGCAAAGCGTTAAACAAAACCATAATTTTGATTAAACCCTTTCGGGTAAAATATGGCGTTCTCTTATCTTCTTTGATAAAATATTTTACAGTGGTTGAATCAAGGTTAAGACTGATTGGATTGAATGTTTTACATCCATATTTTTCTAAAGTCGGTCCAACCTCAAAATAATTGATACTTTCCGGGTCGCTCATTTCTTCCAATTTAAGGTTAAAAGAAGGTATATTTTTTTTAATCCAACTTCGTTTAATACCAATTTTGTTGCCCTTAAGTTTAACCATATCATGTTCTTGAATTTTATGGTTCTTTATAAAGCTTTTCAAATTTTTGGCTTTAAACAATTTTGAATCATGTATATAGATTTCGTTCAAATTAATGTTGTCTTCCATTTATTAGATCAGATTTTTTAATTTATTAGTATATAAAAATGAGTGCTACAACATTTTTGATCGACAATCATCCTAATCAAAAAGTTATCCTGAAAGGTGACTATAAACTCAAAATATTTAAAAAAAGAGACCCCGACATGTGTTTTTGGCCAAAAAGTGCTACAACGTTAACATGTTCCACCACGGCACTCTCCTTCACGGAGACAACTCAAAAGACTACATAAACGAACTCGTAAAGTCGATTAACGAGAGCAATTTGGACTTTACGCACTCAAATGGTCAATTTACCAAGTCATCAAATGATGAACAAAAAATCTTCACAGTGTACAATCGATACACGTTTGGATATGACACTTTGAATGTTGTTGCGTTAAAATCAACCATAAAAGATATCGTTATAACAAATTCTAACCCCAAGTGTGGTGACCACCAGTATGCTTTGAAGCCCTACGGGCAAACGCTTAACCACAAACTATTTGGTTTAAAAATAGTTGAAAATTGTGGTTCTCAAAACTTTAAATTCATCCACTTTTTGAAAAACTTTTAGATTTAAAAAAATTTTTTCTAGGATTTCAAAATCTGACGATCGCAACTTTCAGATTTTGAGAGACAATCGTAGATTTTTGGAATCTGATCAATCCAAAGATTTGACAATGGTCTCAATAAAGACGATTCGAGTTAAATTGCCATCTCCATTTTAATGGTTGAATGAAAGGTATAATCTTTTATTTTGAAACTGTCACACCACATATCGCAACATTCTTTCAAAGTTTTGCTATCCAAATCTTTCAAGGTAAAATTACCCACAAAATCACATAGTGGAAATTTAAACGGTTTTCTGGTCAATTGAAGTTTTAATGGTTCAACGTGGTTAGAATACACGTGCACATCCCCAAATGTATGAATAAATTTTCCCGGGGTGGTATTGGTCCATTTACTCAAGACAAGCATTAAAAATGAATAACTTGCAATGTTGTATGGTACCCCCAACCCCAAATCAGCTGATCTTTGATACAACTGACAATCCAGGTATTGTCCTTTTCGAACATAAAATTGGACAAAACAGTGACACGGTGGTAAAGCCATTTCTTTCAATTGTGGTACATTCCAACTGTTGATAATTATTCTTCGACAAGTTTGATTGTCTCTCAAAGTCTGAATAATTTGACTCAACTGGTCATATCCTTGGCCAGTGTAATCTGTATCAGAGTCAATATATTCAGCTCCCGCATGTCTCCATTGAAATCCATATATAGGGCCTAAATCACCTTCTTTTCGTTCAAAAAATCCACACGAATCTAAAAAGCTTCGACTGCCATTATCGTTCCAAACTTTTACCCCAATTTCATTTAAAAGAGTAGAGTCGGTTAAAACTTTAATAATACATAAAAGCTCTTTCAGGATGTTGGTGTGTGATATTTTTTTGGTTGTTAATAATGGTATATAACCACCACTTAAATCAAATTCCAATTGTTTTCCAAACAAAGAATAGGTGCCGACCTTGGTCCTATCAACCCTGTAGTCCCCGTGTTCGATACATTCTTTAACCAAATTAAGATAGTTTTGTTCCATATTTTTCAATTACTTTATTCTCTGAGAATTTTGTCGCAAATAAATGACTACAAATTATGATTCCTCGGATATTTTCGATTTAAACCTTGAAAATAGCCATAGATATAAACTGTTGCAAAAGATGGATACTTCTCTCCAATTTGAAACAATCAAAAGATTAATGGACATTTACAGGTTATCTGGGATTAAAAAATTGGAAAAATTTTTTATTCGCGTGTGCATATTTGATTGTCACATGAACCTTTATTTGAAACAAGAATTGTTGTATATTTTGTCCTGTAAATTGACCTCAAAAAATAAACATTTAATTCAACGATCGTTTTCCAATGTTCTATTTCTTATGCTCAAAAACGCCTTTGACTCTGACGAGTATTGGTTGATGTTTGAAGAACACCTTGTTATGTTTAAAACAATTTTTAAGGATATAAATATCCACAATTATTTGACAAATATAATAGTTATTGCATTCAAGAATTTCAGAGTTCACAGAACCAAAGATTCGCCTTTCAAAAAAATATTGTCTTTGATCACAAAGTTCAAAAACGAAATTTATTTTATGGATTTGTGTACCTTTATATTTACACGATACAACAATGTTTTGACGGTCAAAAATAACCTTTTATTTTTACAAATAATTTTTGAAGAAGAAAACATTTTCAAGGACAATTTGTTCCACATTATCGAAAACGAGTCTACCGATTTAAATTTGAAACTTGAGGCATGTGATATCCTTTATTTGAAAGGAACACAAAATATTAAGAACAAGGTTCAAGATATCCTCAAAAATATTTTACCTGATTTAGAGTATACAAATAACCCTGAAAATGTTCATTTATCAAGTGTGGTGACAAGCGCCAATAAAACGGTTGAGTGTTTTTTGAAAGAAAATAAAGGCAAGATATGCCCATTAAATCTTTATGAAATTTTATTGTCTAAATTTCAACATCATGCAGAATTTATAAAAATTGAAGGTTCTCTTAACCGTATTTTTAATTATAATTTTTTGAAATTTTCAAAGTTCAACTTAAGCTTAAAAGAAATTATTGAAAATGTATGGTTAATTGTGGATTCGTGTCAAATGGACTTGAAAAATCAGTTGTTAATGAGGTTGGAACAGGAATTAATTGACATGTATGATACTTGTTCACAGGGATATCTGACGAGACTAATCAATATCTTCAGTGGGTTTGAAATGGGGAACCTCGGCATCGCAATTTCTTTTGAAGATGAAATTTACGCCATATTTTCAAACAAAGTCAATAATCTGGTTGCAAATTCACCAGAATCCATTAAAGATAAATTGCTAGAAGAGTTAATGGTGAAATCAAACGATCACGAGAATCGATTGAATTTGATTCAATATTTAAGGCCAAATTTACCAAAAATATGGAATGAAATATTCGAAACATTTAAGGATGATTTGAC